TCAGCTCTCAGAAGAACATGACATCAGCCCTTGGTTTGATCAGGACGACCTGAACGAAATTCTCAACGTCACGGAGCTTGATCCTGAAGAGGGCAACACAGACCCTGACGACGTACCAGAAGCGCCAGAAGAACCCACCACCAAACCAGGCGACCTGTGGATCCTCGGGAACCATCGCTTGCTCTGCGGCGACTCCACCAACCCACAGCACGTTGAACGCCTAATGGATGGCAAAAAGGCAGGCATGGTTTTCACCGACCCGCCTTATGGGGTTAAATACCGCTCGAACATGAGCCAGCGGTTTGAACAAATAAAAAACGACGACACCATCCTCGAGATTGCTCCGATCATCTGGCAATTTCTTGCCGACGATTCAGCAGCATTTGTCTGGACTTCGCATCACGTTTATCCCATCTGGCGTCAGCAGTTTGACGCCTATTACAAGCAGACCGTTATCTGGTCGAAAGGCGGTGGCGGCATGGGTGACCTTGAAGGCCAATACGCCTTGGACTATGAGATGGCGCTTTTCTGCGCCAAAGGCTCTCCTAAATTTCAAGGCAAACGAGGCATGGCTGTCTGGGACATCGGCAAAGACCGCGCCACTGAATACGTTCACCCCACTCAAAAACCAGTAGCCCTTGCTGAGCAAGCATTAGCTGACTTCACAAAAACATCAAATATTGTTCTTGATCTTTTTGGCGGTTCAGGTTCCACTCTCATCGCCTGCGAACGCCAGCACCGCCACGCTCGCCTTATGGAACTTGACCCCGCTTACTGCGACGTCATCGTCAAACGCTGGGAAGACTTCACCGGTAACACCGCCATCTGCGAACCATCTGCGGCACACTTTGAACAGGAGGAGTCAAAAGGCTGATGGCCCATAAGTCCACAAAAATTGAAATGGACATGAGAGTTAACCGTGTCGCTCGGCTTTTAGCGAACGGCGCTGTGCGCTCTGAAATCATGCAGTACGCAGCAAAGGAGTGGGAGGCGGCGGAGCGCACTACAGACACTTATATCGCCAAGGCACGGGATCTTATCCGGGCTGATTGGGAAACGGATCGGCTGACTTTTACAGCAGAGATTTTGGCCCAGCTAGCAACGCTGCAAAAAGAGGCCCGCAAGACCAATAATCTCAACGCTGCTTTGGGTTGCATCAAGACCGCAGCGCAGATCGCGCAAGTGCTTCAGTGACGTTTCTTAGCCACATCGAAAGCGGATCAATCCTGCAACGTGTTGGAGAAAGTGACAGCAGTGCTTGGCTTAAAGCCGGAGGCATCGATAATCTTCTCGAACGCATCGCGGCAACACTTAACCCCGGTCAGCTCAGCGCTTTTGAGGTTGAACGCTTAAGCGCCATCGCTACATCACAAGGCGGATCACCCAACAGCATCCCTGAGATTGGCATAAGCGCCGGTTATGGCAGTGGCAAGACCTATTGCGCCCATGCCGTTGCCGTGAAGCTGGCCGCCTTAAATCAGGGCTTTGTTGGTTGTGTAATGGAACCAACCAGCGATATGGTGCGCCGCATCTGGGCACCAAAATTTCAAGATTTTTTAGATAGCTTCGGCATTCCTTACACTCCTCGGGTTGCGCCGTATGTAAGCCATACTTTGCACTTTCCTGGCGGTGATTCAACAATTCTTGGTCTTTCGTTTGAAAATTATCAGCGGATCGTTGGTGATGATTGGGCTTTCGCAATTATCGATGAGGTTGACACCGCTAAAGCATCAATTGCTCAGCGTGCTTATGACAAAATCCTGGGCCGTATTAGGGTCGGGAACTTTAATCAGCTCCATTGCTATTCAACGCCGGAGGGTTTCGGGTTCCACTATCAAACGTTTGGCACTGATGCAGCAAGGGAAGGCAAGCGCAGAGCGTTGCTCAGGATGAAGACGGCAGATAATGCCCATAACCTCCGACCGGGCTTTGTCGATGACCTGCTGAGCCGTTACACCTATGAGCAATGCCGCGCCTATCTAGAGGGCATTTATCAAAACCTGGCAACCGGCACTGTCTACGATCGGTTTGACCGGGCCAAGCACGTCTCAGATGTTGATGATGATCCACAGGCTGAGGAGCCGCTGAGAATCGGGATTGACTTCAACGTGGGCAATATGAACGCCGTTGTGGCGACCCGCTGTGGCAATGCCCTGCATTTCATCGATGAGATCAGCGGCGCTCACGATACTGATGCGTTAGCGCAAGAGATCTGCGCTCGTTATCCAGGCCGTACGCTTTACGGCTACCCTGACGCCAGTGGTGGCAACAGATCAACTAATGCGACCAAAACTGATCTGGAAATATTGGCCAGCTATAACATCCGCAATCAATCACTTAAATCAAATCCGAGGGTGGCTGATCGGATTTCTGCTGTCCAAAGTGCTTTGGAGAACGGGAAAGGCGAGATCAAAATCCAGATCAACCCACGATGTAAGAAGCTGATCGAATGCTTAGAGTTGCAGGCATATAACGAACGGCAAGAGCCTGATAAGGAGTCCGGCCACGATCATATGAATGACGCGGCAGGTTATCTCGTTTGGCGTGAGCTGAACCCACTCCACGCGCGTGCAGGGCGAGGCACAGGTATTCGTCTCTACTAAGATGTTCTTATCGGGCGGGATTTAACTGTGTATTCAGGCTTTTCTGGTGGTCGCCAGCGCGTTGGCAACGTCACTCAGGTGAACGACCCCAGTACGGCTTGGGTTAATCAGGAGCCGCATTGGGGATTGATTGAACATTTACTTGGTGGCACATACAAAATTAGAAAAGGGCATCGCAAGTTTTTACCGCAAGAGCCAAGAGAATTAGATGAGTCTTATGACAACAGGCTGCAACGATCTGTTTTAGCGCCTTATTACGTCAGGCTTGAGCGCATGTTGGCTGGCATGTTGACGCGTAAGCCAGTCAGGCTTGACGATGTTTCTGATCAAATTCGTGAACAATTATTTGACGTTGACCTGCAGGGCAATGATCTGCAGACGTGGCTTTACAACACATCGCGCATCTGTATTCGATACGGGCACGTTGGTGTTCTTGTTGATGCGCCAAAATCTGGCGACAATGGCCGTCCTTACTGGATCACATACTCGCCAAGGGACATTCTTGGTTGGCGCACTGAAATGGCCGATGGACAGCAGAAGCTGACGCAGCTTCGATTGTTTGAAAAGGTGCTTGTCCCAGATGGTTTGTATGGAGAGAAGCAAGTTGAGCAGGTGCGCGTCCTAACTCCTGGCGCATTTGAGATTTTCCAGAAAGATCAAAAAGGCGACTTCCGTGTCATTGACGAAGGCACAACAAGCCTGAGCGAGATTCCGTTCAGCGTTGCTTACTCCAACAGGATTGGCGTTTTGGAGTCATTCCCACCGCTGGCTGATATTGCTGAGCTAAATCTGCAGCACTATCAAGTCCAATCAGATCTTGGGAATCAACTGCACATCAGTGCAGTGCCGATGCTTGCGTTATTTGGCTTTCCTGCAGCAGCAGAAGAAATCAGCGCAGGACCAGGCGAAGCATTAAGCCTCCCTGAAGGTGCATCGGCAAGCTATATCGAACCCGGTGGCAACAGCTACGACGCACAGTTCCGCAGGCTTGACCAGATCGTTTCGCAAATCAACGACCTTGGCCTTGCTGCTGTGATGGGTGCAAAGCTCAGTGCAGAAACTGCCGAGTCAAAACGGATTGATCGCAGCCAAGGCGACAGCACGATGATGGTGGTGGCGCAGCAAATGCAGGACATGATCGACAACTGTTTACGCTTCCACGCTGATTACTTGCAAGAGTCACAAGCTGGCAGCAGTCTTGTTAATCGTGACTTCATGGGCGCAAGGCTTGAGCCACAAGAGATCCAAGCGTTGTTGCAGCTTTACACCGCTGGAACGGTGACACAGGAAACGTTGTTGCTGCAGCTTGAAGCGGGCGAAGTGCTTGGTGATGATTTTGATGTTGAAGCCGAGCTTGAAGCGACGCAGGCTGGTGGATTAATGGAAACACCGCAGCCAGTTCCACAGCAGGAAGTCACAATGCCTGAAGGAGAACCGGAGGCAGATGATGGGGTGGCTTGATGATTTGCGCAGGCCAAAGGCAGAACAACCATCAAGTCGGGATTTCTTTTATTCGCAGGACAGGCTTGCCAATCAGTATTTTGCAGTCATCAGACTGACGTGGTATTTGGACGGCAAGGTTTGCGCCGTAACTGAAAGCAGTGTTGCGACTTATGACAAAGACGTAGTGGCGGAATTTACGTCAATTTTGGATAACGCTTTAAAGCTTGGAGCTGATGCCGCTGTCGTTTGCATTGAAGAACCTCAAGCCCTTGGCATTTATGAAAAATGAGTACACCTGCCGAGCTTTACCGCAATGCAATCGATCTCAATCGATTTAGCAATGGTGTCGCGAAGCGCATCGCTCGCAC